GTCGAGGGGCCGAGCAGAAATGTGGAAGAATCGCTCGTGACGGACGTACCTTGCGAGTAGTTCAGACCGAGACCTGGGACGAATACGACACACGCCCCTGTTTCAGTGGCACCGGACCCCGTGACGAAATCAACCTCGAAGCGCTGAATCGCGGCATTTGACGACCCTGCGTATACGCCATTGGTTAGCGCGGCGTTGCAGGGGTCATTAAGGAGTCTAGCGTAACGCATAGCTTGTCCATCAAGGCCTCCAGGAATCTTCTTCCTAGGTGCGCTAGCTTGGACCACAGCGATTTGCGTGGTTTGCTTAGCTCCAGATTTACCGGATCGGGCTGAGGGGATTGTGACGCCTCGGGTCCTACGTGTTCCTTTGGGGGGCATGTAGTCGTTGGTGTAGATGGAATTGTTATATGGATAGAAAGGTTCTTGTAAATGTGTAGTTGTGTTGATCTTTTATGTACGGCCATAAAGTTCTGGATTTTAAATGCGCGTCGCATGCGCTGGGTCCGGTTCGACGGTACCCCGGGCGATCATGTCGCCCATCGCCTTGAAGTCGTCCAACGTTTCGACAGACTTTAGGCGGCGAATCCGATCACCAAGCTCGCCCTCAGTAAGATGAAGGGCTTTAGCCACCGCCTCCCACAAGTACTCTGAGTCGCGTGTCTCTAAGTACGGGATCGGGCCATGCTTGGCGTTAAAGAAAATATTCTTCAGCTCTCCTTGCTGGAAAGAATTGAGTAGTGCTGGGTTGAGTTTCTTAAGATCTTTAAACTCGTTGATGTCGAGTTTGTAAGCGCGAGCACATGCTTCGATGTAATGGCTGACCAAAGGTACATGGTTTTCCGTGACGTACAGCCCGCCCAATTTGTTCCTACTCGCATCGTCCCTGGTCCCCACAACAGCTTGAAGCTTAATGAGGATCTTGCGTGGGTCGCCGTATGAAACGGGTGATGCGATGGGAGCAGGGTAGGTTCGCCCGAGGAAGCTCAATGCTTGGGATGGTGCTTGAGGGCAGTTGATCTTGACAACTAACCCCACCTCTTGCGCCAAGCGATAAGCGTTTCGAACAAACGTCGCAGATTTCTTTGGCCCGTCATCATCGCTGATGGCGGGAGCCGGCGTGACGCCGTCATCGCCGTAATACATGCCCAGCATGGACCATGCGCCCTCAGGTGGGAACCCCGACCTTCGGAGTGTAGTGTACCAAAACCATGCGTTAACGATCGTATTGATTGACGTAGTCAACCCAGCAC